AGCTTTGCAATAAGAATGGGCGCAACATAACTCTGTCTCAATTTAAATCAGGCATTAAATCGCACGGCATAGATAAAACTTGCCGCACTTTTCTTAAATTGGTCGCGACATATAAGCCAACAGCCGTTGCGGTTTATTCTTAAACGACACAACACAAACAAGGAGAAAGACAATGCAAGATTATGACATCACACAGTACTGCAACGACATTGCCGAAGAGATTGCACGCGACGCCAGCGACATTGAGCAGGCTATAGATTGGGCGCATGAAAGCGCTGACGGCTCCGAATATGTCATCTATTACGCTAAGGCACACGCGGTTTGCCAAAACTGCAACATTGACCAAGGCGAAGATTTCTTCTCTGAATGCTACGGCGGCGAACATGGCAAGTCATATGACGACATTGCCTGCATCATGGCATATGGCGAGATAAACGCTCGCATATGCGCTCGCCTTTGGGAGATATTTGAAGAGCGCGAAGAGGAGGCAGCATAATGACACGCCGCCAAAGCAAAGCAATTCGCCAGCAAGTCAGGGCCGCATTGATCCAGATCAGCCTTGGCGTTTGCGCCGGGCTTGTCATCGGCGCTGTATTATTTCTTAACCTGTAAGGAGGTAAACAAATGTTTAAAACCACAACAATAATGAAAACCCCATCTGGCCGATATAGTTTTGTTGGCCGCGTTCACAAGAGCCTATCTAACGCCAGTTTTGATACGCTAGAGGAGGCAAAGATTGCGGCTATAGATTGCATGCTTGAGATTGGTGAGACATTCCCTGTCGCATTATCGCCCTGCGTGAAATAATCCCCACAATACCAATCAAAACGCCCGGCCACCGCGCCGGGCTTTTTTTTAATGCACCGTTTCACCCTCTGGGCTTATCATATCGTGCATTTCAAGAATAACCTCTGCAAGCCCCTGCATCATTCGCTCCACAGGCACACCCGCAGATAATTGATCTTCAACGTGGTCGATCAGCTCACCCGTCACAATCTCCTGCTGCTCCGTATCCTCGCAATTGAGCATCATACGAAAGTCAATCTGGAACGACATTTACCCGGCTCCTGTAAAAAAGACGCCCGGCACGTTTTGGGGCCGTGCCGAGCTAGTTTGCGGGCGATTGGGAGGAGAAGTACCCGCAAAGCCTTTCTAGCCCTCAAACCGGGCTTAGATCAAGCCCTAGACCTATTCTGCCACCTCAGCCCCGAGCGCCATATAACCGCAGGCGTCAATTGAGCTGTCCCTATGCGGCCCACGCTTTAGCCGTGCAATCTTTAGCAGCGCCATCATATGACATACATCAGCGGGTGATATGTCCCGGCCAAGGTAAGCCGTCCACATGTCGGCGCATGTCCCGAAGTTTTCTTGCGGCGTTCCGTAATGGGCCTGACGGTCGCCATTGATTAGGTCTCCGGCAATCGCCAGCACTTCCGACCTTGTGTTTTTTGCTTCACTCATTTCTTATTCTCCATCTCAAACTTGCGCCGCAGGATTGCATCACGCTCGCTGGCGTTCCATCTCGGCAATGTTGGATCAAACCTGCGCCGATTGGCGAAGCCCTCAAGCTCTGCTAAATCCCGGCAGGCGTCAAGCCTTGATCTAAACCCCTGCAACCGCTCCCCCCCTTTATGATAGCCTACAGGGCGAACAATCGCCTCGCCCTTCTTAATCTTTTGATTGACCCACTTCACCCAATCATATGCCATATCATTCCTCACCTACATCCTCGCCCCAGATCATAATCATAATGCCTATAGGCATTTTATGATATTATGATGAGGCTGGGCAAAATTAATAATTAGATCATAATCACATCATAATTATCATAATTACCCATCTAAAGCCCTTATTTATATGGCTCAGCAATTATGATCCAATTATGAAACCATATTTTCTGCCGCGTAAAGGCAAAGCAAGGCCGCTTCTGCCCTTCCGTCATCTTTCGCCCTGCCAAAGTCGCTGGCGTTATCTGGAAAGCGCTGCATTGCGAGACCGCGCGACACGCCTTTATCCCGGCTCAATCGGAAATAGCCTTTCCATTTTGCAGGCGTTACGAATTGCACGGGCAGCTTGTTTGCAGCGCATCCCATTTGCAGCATCCCATAGCCTTCGCCAAAGCGAAACATGCTGGACACGCCTTGCCCGCGCATTGCGGCCACTTGCTCGATGACGGCAAGGCAGCGCTCGCCGCTTTCGTTCTGTAGCACGTCCAGCAATGCCGGGCAGTTTATGACCGTTTTGCCTTTGGTGTTTTTCACCGTTGGCATGTCGTGGATTTCCAGCTTGCCCGTATCGGTCCAGTATAAAGCCACGGCCCCGGTAAACCCCGGGTCGCATCCGTAGATAAGCATCAATCAGCCCTCGGCTGCTGTACATGATCCACAATTGTTGCCGCCTTTTCTAGTGCTGCGCTCCGGCAGAACGCGCTGAAAGATAGCCCTGACCTGCGCGCGGCTTCTGTGATTATGCGGTCATATTCTTCTGCGAAATTGATTAGGCGCTTCTTATCTGACATGGTTTTGACTCCTCTTGTGTCTGTTTTCTTTATATATGTTTAAAATATAGGGAGCCAGTGGAAAATATACTTGCAGATATGTTTTTTTCGTGTTTATACTGGCGGCACAACACAAACATGGAGTTTAACAAATGACAAACGAAACCAAACCATCCGCAGAGCAAGTTAAATTTTGGGAAGGCGTCAAGCAAATCATTCTTGATCGCGCAGATGTTATTGCGGAGCTTGATGGCGATGAGCTTGAAGCCCTGCAAGATTTGCGCTGGACCAGCATGTCCATATCTGAAGATGTCAGCTATTTGATGGACTTTTGCTATAGTGAAGTGATTGGATTCTGCCGCGCAGCTGACTTCTTGTGCGAAGAATACAGCTGGAACACATCTGAAAACGAAGACAAGCGCGACATTGGCAAGAAATCGCTTGCGCTTGCCGGCGCTCTTCGCGGTGATGCTGGCGATGGACCGCGCTTGTCTTACGGCCAAGCCAAGGATTTTGGTGGCATATATCCGCGCATCACTGGCCTTCTGCATACCAAGCCAAACAAATACCAAATGGAGCGCTTTGCCGAGCATGGCATTGTGTGGGAGGGCGAAGTCGATGAGCATTAAGGTTGGATTGCCTGACGTGACGTTCAATGCTTTGTGCAAGCTCACAGAGATTGACCGCGAGTTTATTGGCTCGCCGGATTATATGGGTGTAGCTCAGTTCTGGAGCTGGTCACACCCACAGAAAACACGATTGAGCCGCGCATCTGTTTCTGCCCGGCGCAAAATACATCATGCGCTTGTGAAAGATGGGCTTGATTTGGATGGCGACACAGGCATTCACCGCTCAATTATTTCCATTGTGCTGGAAAAAGAGGAGCAAGGGTTATGACTGAACGTGAGGGGCAAATTGCGCAAGCCACGCAAGATTTTTTGATGGCCTTGCCTGACAAAATGAAGAACGGCCATTTAGGCTCTGTTATATGTACGATGTTTGAGGCGTTTGGGCTTGGCCATGAGACCCGCGTTGATATTTGCGAGGGCGTTTTAAACGTCATGCTGGAGCATGACATGCGCGACGATGAGCGCGCAGCGCAGGCCGCTGACGAGTTTCTTGCGCGAGCTGCCGCGAAGGCTCGCAAGTGATTTGGTCTGAGCATCTGCCGACGTTTTTGATGCAAATGTTCGGCCCCGTTGTAGCGTTGCGGGAAGCTCAAACCAATAGTGTGCCGGAGCCTTTCGGGGGTTGGGTTCCGGCACACCCGGATCAAGAACCGCCATTTTAGATAGGACACGCCATGCTCGTACACCTAACGCAAAAAGAGGTTGCGCAATGCAATCAGGCCGCCGCAATGCGCTGGCAATTGGCCCGAGCATCTGGCGTTGTTAATCAGCGCCGGGACAAGGGCAGGTCTGACGCTGACTTGGACTTGCTGGGAGTAAAGGCAGAGCTTGCTGTGTCTAAAGTGTTTGATCTCGACCACATCCACGCCGTTGGCGTAGATGATGGCCGAGACGTATGGCTGGATAATATTTCTGTAGATGTGAAGGCCACGTTCTACACCACAGGGCGGCTACTGTTTAAGAAGCGCGAGGCATTCAAGGCTGATTGCTCTATTCTGGTGTGCCAGCAAGCGCCTGACCGGATGCACGTTGTGGGCTACATACCCCGCACGCACTTTTTAGATCAGGCTTACGAGATTGACCTTGGCCACGGCAAAGGCTGGGCAATGGATCAGGAAAATCTATTGCCGCTTGAAAAACTATGGGCGACTGCCCGCAGCATTAAATTGAAGGAAGCAAAATGAACAAGATCATCATAACAAACGCGCACGCACATGGCTTTGCATTTGCCTGCGATACGGAAACACAAGGGCAAGTCTTTATCCCGGTTCACATCGCTGACGGCTTTGACCTTGCGCCGGGCGATGAAATAAACGCTGTTCTTGTGCCTAATTATCAAGACAAGTCAGACAAAGGCACGCCGTGGCAGGCTGTGAAGTTGCAGCGCGACAATGAAGTTTGCGAAAAAGCAATCATAGATAATTCGCAAACATTAAATAATGAAGCGTTGGACGCAGAAATTATGCGTTATATTCTTGCTGGCGGGTATCACACAACGGCAGAGCTGGCGGATTATTTTGAGCTTGACCACAAGACCGCAGGCAACGCAGCCCAGCGCCTCTTTAACTCCGGCAAGATTGCCAAGGCAGACGTGTTCAATCGTGTGGGCCAGCAACGGCCAACAATGATATTGTGGGCCGCTGCGGCTAAAACATTTATTGAGGTGGTGTGATGAGTATATTTCTGAACCCCAAGCAGATTGGAATTGGTCCGGGTAACTGCGAACATGAAACTATTAGTATAAACGGAACCCACTCAAGCCAAGGTGTCGAGTTCTATGATGATGCAAGAAATTTCTCATATAACAGTCAAGTAACGATCTATCGAGGCGAGTCTCCGATTATCTGGCTAAAGGGTATGGTGGTAAACAATTTGATCTGGTCAATAATTGATGGATCGTCCGATACCCACTTGAAGGCTCTTGGCGCCGGGATCGAGGAGGAGATTGAGCGGAGATCCAGACAGACACGGACAAAGCCCGGACATGTCCAGCCTGTCCGTTAAGGGGTAACAACTTCACGAAGTCATTACCCCCTTAACAAAATAGAACTTCTAAAAAATAAAAGAAGTTCCCCCCCTGAATTAGGTATTGCATATGCAAAACATATATGCGAACAATGAGGAAACGGAGGAAAACATGACAATTATCAAATCGGAAGACATGTCAAACGAAGAGTATCATGCGCATCATGCGTTTGGCTCAACGTCAATCAAGACCGCAGCAAACAAGAGCATTGCGCATTTGTTTGGCGCCGAGCGTAAGGATAGCCCGGCATTTGCATTGGGCAGCGCGGTTCACGCTTACTTGCTTGAGCCAGAGAAAAACCTTGTTGTGCGCGGCCCCTGAGACACGTCGCGGAAACGTATGGCTGGACATGAAAGCCGAATGCGATGCTGCTGGCAAGATATTGCTCACCGAGGCCGATTATGATCTGGCAAACAGAATGGCAGATGCCTGCCTGCAAAACCGCATGGCGAAATCATTTGCTCACAAATCCTGACATGCTGGCCTGAGGCTTCATTCTTCGCCACTGATCCAGACATTGACATTGACCTAAAGACGCGCCCAGATGGCCTCCTGCGCAACGCAGGCATTGTGCTGGACATCAAAACGACACAAGACGCATCACCCAGAGGCTTTGAGCGTTCTGTGCGTCAGTTCGGCTACGATTTGCAGGCTGCATTTTACATGCACGTCCTGAAACTGAACGGCATTCGTGTGGAGAACTTTATCTTCATCTGCATCGAGAAGGACGCGCCGCACGTCACTGCGTGCCATGAGCTTTCGGAGATGTATTTGCGCCACGCTCACAACCGTATGCTTTCTGCATTGGTTGACATAAAGCAGGCGATTGAGACTGAGGAATATGTCACGAATTGGCCTGACTTAAACACGATCCACTTGCCAGCATGGATGGACAGTGAAGAAGCGTTTTAACCTATCCCAGTGCAGGGGTGCTGCACAACATTGAGAGGAGTTGCAAAATGCAACACATGATTACAGAAGTCGTCGCACGTTACCCGCGTCTAAATTCCACTTATAAGTTCGACACTTACGAGAACAAGTCAGTGAAATGCGATGCGTTTGATGACGGCGCAGCATACGAAATGAGCTTCGTAATGTCCGATGAGAAGGCAAAGGAGCTGCATCGTATCTGTATGGAGGCGTATTCTAACGCTGCGGCGTTGGATACAAAGCGCAAATGGCCAGAGAAGCCAACAATGCTTCCATACAAACGCAATGACGATGGCGAAGTCGTCGGCAAGTGCAAGCTGAAAGGTGCCTACGGCGGTGACAAGACACAGCCACCAAAGCAAGTTGATGCCCAGCGCAATAAGTTGCCGGATGATTTCATGCTGACCAGCGGAAGCAAGGTCAACGTGGCCGTTGTTGTTGTGCCATACAATACAGGCAGCCTGAATGGCGTGTCGCTTAGGCTGCGTGCCGTGCAGGTCTTGGAGCTTGCAGAGATGCAAGGCTCAGATGATCCGTTCACTTCGGTCTCTGGTGGCTTTACGTCCAGCGTGACGGCAACGCCAGTTGCGGCTGCGGATGATCCATTTGCAATGCCTGTATCCACACCATCGCCAGCAGCACATGCTGGCCTTGACGACGAAATCCCGTTTTAAATCAATCAGATAAAGGAAACTACAATGGAAGTTACTATCGTTCAAAACATGCCTATCCCAAGAGCCAAAAATGGCCGAGCAGGCTCCGGGTCAAGATATAATGCAATAATTGACCAAGTGTCGGCTGGTGATTGCGTGCAGTTCAAGGAAAGGGGCCAGCAGCGTTATTTTTGGGGTCTTCTTCGTAGGCGAGGAGTGTCATCGACAACTAGGAAGCATGATGGCATGTACTGCGTTTGGATCACAGCATGAGCGAAATGTTTTATGCAACTCCAAACCAGATGTATAGGATCAACAAGCTCACACACCTACTGAGTGGAGCTAGTGGGTCGCCATCCGCATCACTGCCCATATCAAAGTCGGATGCAGACGCTCTGATAAAAGATATGATTAAGGCGGAGAAGTTGCTGAGCAACTCAGATACCGAAGAGCCTAAAAGGGTTAAGAGGTTGAAGAAGGCGAAGCCAAATAGAGATGACCAAATAAAGGTTATAAAAATCTCTATTTAAAAAAAGTGTGGCCCGACACTTACATGCCGGGCCACACAATATCATAAGAAACCCACCACAATGAAAAGGCGATAAGCAAATGTTATCCGATCAGAACAGAGAAAGCAAGTTTCCAGCCGCTCGCTGGTCGGAGTTTGGTAACACGATCATTCGCAGTCTTGAGTTGAAAAAGACTGCGCAGGGTGAGTATCATGGTCCATGCCCATCCTGCGCTGGCACGGATCGGTTTTGGATTAAAGAGTTTCAAGGCGAGGTCATGGTTCATTGCCGCAAGTGCAATGACTATAAGGCCATCAAGGACAGGCTGCGCGATATGTCTCTCTGGCCCCAGCCGGGGCATACGCCGACAGTGGAGGTGAAGAGAGTTGATATTGAATGGCCGGAGCGTGACCCTATGAGCAGTCACCCATACCTTGAGAAGAAAAAGATTAAACTGCATAACGCCAAGATTGACGGCGACACGCTAACCATACCAATCATTGATGTGAAGGGCAGGCGCGTTGGCGCGCAGTTTATTGATGCTGACGGCAAGAAAAAGTTTTCCTACCAGCTGCCCGTGATCGGCAACTTCAGCGTGATTGGCGGCCCCATTCGTGAGTTTGCATATGTTGCAGAGGGCTGGGCAACAGCCGCGACTGTGCATGAGGCCACGGGCAAGCCATGCGTGTTTGCTTTAAATGCAGGAAACATTTTGGCTGTGATAGACAACCTGCAACAAGCCAAGCCAGATGCCGAGCTTGTCATTGCTGGCGACAATGACGATGCCGGGCGCAAGGAGTGCGAGCGCGCATTCTCTGAGCTGGGCGTTGAGTACATCCTGCCCGACATGGAGGGATGGGATTACTCTGACGTGTGGGTAAACCAAGGCCCGGCAGCGGCGAAGAAAGCATTGACCGTGCAGAGCGTCATGGATCAAATCTTTATGCCGGATGAGGCCATTCCCCAGCTCAGCCGCAACTATCTCGTGAAGGGCTGGCTTGGCGAGGGTCAAATGTCTGTAATTTACGGACCATCAAATGTGGGCAAATCATTCTTCGCTCTTGACCTTGCATGGCACATTGCCTGCGGTGAGGAGTGGAATGGCCACAAGGTTATTGGTGGCTCTGTCTTATACCTCGCAACCGAGGGCGGCATGGCGTTCCACAATCGCGTTGTTGCGCTGAAAAAGAAATACCCAGAGCATAAGAATGTGAAGCTGGCTGTGCGCCCTGCCCCGGTCAACTTGCTCGACGGCGAAGTTGACATGGCTGTGCTTGAGAAGCTGTGCCGTGAGGTGTCTAAGAAGCACGGTCAGGTGAAGTGCATATTTGTTGACACGCTCAGCCGCTCAATGGCTGGCGGCAATGAAAACTCGCCAGAGGATATGACAAAGTTTATCGGCAACTGCGATAAGCTGCGCGAGATTACAAGCGCACACTTGGACGTTGTTCACCACTCCGGCAAGGACAAAGCTGCTGGCGCTAGGGGGCATTCGAGTTTACGCGCCGCGACCGACACAGAGATTGAGCTTGATTACGATGAGAACACTGGCCTGCGCACGGCAAAAGCCACGAAACAGCGTGACATGGAAACAGGCGTTATATTCCAGTTTAAGTTGAACGTCATCGAGCTTGGCGTTGATGAGGATGGTGACAGCGTTACGACTTGTACCGTTGTGCAGGCTACTGAGAGCGAGATCGAAGAGGCCAACAAGCCACGCATCAAGGGCAAGAACCAAGTCCTGATCCGCAAGGTATTCACGCAGCTGCGCGGTGAGGGCGTTGGGCAACCAAACCCCGGAGGGGTTGGGTGGCCAGAGCCGAGAACATATTGGGTTATCTCTGAAGAGACACTGAAGGATCACTTTATAGGCAAGGTAACAACTGCATCCAACAAGAGCCAAGTTTACAAGCAAGCTGTAGACGCGCTTATTGGCGCTGGCCATATGGTTATAAACGATGGCCATGTGTGGTTCACTGACAACGAAGGCAAATGCAAAAATTTATAAGGAGGAAGGTTATGGAAGATTGGATAAACTGCCCTGAATGCGATGGCGAGGGCGAGGTTGAGCGCGATGTTTGGGTTCGCCAAAGCTCAACTTGGCATGGCGACTTTGAAAGCCACATGGAAGAATGCGAAGTCTGCAACGGCATAGGCCAGATAGACCCCTTGGAGGACTACCAATGAAATACGATCCAGATGCGCTCACCCGCCACGTTCTTGACTGCGCTCAACAGGGCATGTCACAAATTGAGACCGCAGAATTGCTGCGCGTATCACCGTCAACAATATATCGCATTTGTTCGGCTGCGAACATAAAACTTGAAAGGAAAAAACGTGAGTACGGACCAAACTCAGATTATTATAAAAAGGCTGGAGCGCAACAACAGCATAATGCTGACGGAGCAGAAGACGGCGATGCGGCCAAACTTAAAGCAACGGCTGGAAGAGCAGAAAGCGCTTCTCGATCTGCTAAAGCGCGATATGAAAAAGATGCAGCAGAGCGATTGAGGGCTAAGCTGGAGGGCGTAACCGATAAGCACGAGCGCTACGAGATCACATACGGCCATTGCCTGTGGGAGTTTGAAAATCTCATGTATCGCCAGCGCAAACGTGAAGCTCTGCCATCTGGCCCGCGTCGGCCGACAACTATGGCCCCATCTATGCAGCGCGCAGCTGAGGCCAGCAAACAACACAGCATTGACCAAGGCAACCGCTTGTTTTCTTTGATCCCGTATGACCAGCGCGTGACGGCAGCAGAGGCGGCTGAGCTGCTGGGTGACAGCATTCCTCGCACGTCAAGCTATCTCAAGAAAATGTGGCAAGCGAACAAGGTTTATCGTGTGCGTGATTTCGTGGAAGTTCCGGGTTACACCAAGCGGCAGTGGCGATGGGTATTTAGTAAGCAACCTATTCAGCCGTTAAATAACTGTTTTGATGAGGGTGAGTGATGATTAACGAAGAGGTAGAGCGTAAAATTCACATTGCCGGACTTGTCGGAGCTATCTTTGGCTTTGCAAGCGGCGCTGGCCTAATGATGCTGGTCGCAATTATATTTTGAGGTCGTGTGGGTGGCCGTTGAATTGAATGCTGGCACATTTGGTAGCAACGTCACACTAGGCTAAACAACCGCCGTCCCGCGGCAAGTCGATCTTACTTGTGATGATAGCCACCCACTCAAACTTTGTAATGAAAGCCGCACTCGGTCACAAGCGATTATTTGAAGCTGTCGAATGTTTTTTGCATCGACTGCTTTTCATCCATAAATTCGTCTGGCGAAATGTATGTTGTCACAGAGGTCAGCTCGTCTCCCCGGCGGAAAATCACAGCGCCTAATTCAATGGATACAAACGCAAACACGTCTGAAACATCGACATTCTTCTTGGGTGTGTGAAATGCGTATCTATTGGCAGTCTTATGCGTCTTGCTTGCGGTTTTAACCTGCAAGGTCAACGTCTGTGTATCCGTCTGTATATACGCATCGTGATCTTTGATCTGGCAGAGCGTGCATATGTATCCAGCAAGCGATAAGTAGGCGAGGGCTAAATGCTCTCCAGCCCTACCCACCGCCGCGCTTGCTTTTTGATCTTGCTTCGCCACTTAGCTAACTAGGCTAGACTAAGCCATGAGCCAAGTGTGGATTTTCTTGCTCTGGTTGCTTCGATCATCCAGACCATGATAGCCGCCGTTCACACGCTTGGTTATGCGCTTGATGGCGTCATCCGTCACACCCTCGTCGGCAATGGCAAACAACCCATTCTTATTGAAGAACCACAGCGCAGTCTCAAAGGCATATTCGTCAGCCACCAAGTCTGGGTCAGTCATAACCTTCGGCACGCCCATGTCGGACGCAAACGCCCGATAATTATTCCGCCCGGTCAACTGAAGAAATCCTCGACCAATGTACAGGCTGGCCTGCGCTTCATTCTCATTGCCCATGCGGCCAGCGTAAACCTTGCCAGCAAGCCCGGTTGGGTTTTTGGCATACGGCTCTGCATCAACAACGGTTGGGAAGCGCGAGGGCCAGACAGCTTGGATGCGTTCTGGCGTGCTGTAATACAGGCTCTCACGGGTGCGCTTGAAGCCACCACTCTCATGCGATGCCTGCCCCATCAAGTGAGCGCCACGCGCCGGGGATAGGTTGAAGTGTTTTGCGATTGCTCGCGCTGTATTTGGACCAAACTCGCCATCGGCTGTTGCGCCGATTTTAGCTTGGAGCGTTGCCATTGCCTTGCTCATTTTTTAGCCTTTTTCTTTGCTGTCTTGGCAGCCGCTTTAAATGCACTGGCCGTTGGCGCTCCTTTAGTGCCGGGCTTGCGCATTTTCTCTCCGCTTCCGGCTTTAATACGCGCACGCTTTTTTGCGATGTTTGAATACAGTCCCATTTCATTAAGTCCTCTTCGATTTAGTGCCGGAGCATTTCCAGCGCTTGCGTGAAAGATTTAGCGGGCTGTTTGGATCAGCCGCAGCCTTGGGAAACTTTTTCTTCTGCGCGGCAGAGCGTGCGCAATACGCATCGCCCTTGGACGTGCCGGACTTGACCCGTGGCCCGCCGTCTTTCGCTTTGCCCGCTTGCCCGTAGCTGACTTTACGCCCGCTTGATGTAACTTTAACTCGGGCCTTGCCCTTCGCTGGTGTAGCTCTACTCATGTGTTTTCTCCAACTTTGAAACAATACGGCCTTACGGCAAAGCCCTTGTCAACCAGTTCAAGCGCCAAGTTCATCGCGTCTGCCTGACAATTAGCCTCGTTGTACCATATATTGTTCGTATTTGCGACGACCACACAGGATTGCGCCTCCAATGTCGAGCATATCAGGAGGGCCGCGAGGAACATTACTTCATTCCGCCTTTCATATCCATGTGGTCTCGACCGATGTATTTCAACTCACTTTCTATGACCGATATTCGCGCCTTCAGCTTATTGATCTCGCCAATGGCCATTGTCATAGACCCCAGCTCATCCCAGAGGTCGTCAATCTCATCGAAAGCATATTGAAGCTCCATAGCATTGTCCTGCACGTCACGCTTGAGGTTAATATTGTCCTCAATGGCCATGCGAGAGCCTATTTGACCGACAGTCTCTTCTAGGCTGGCAATAGTTGCAGCCTGCTGGCTTACCCACCAGACACCCGCCGCTAACTGCACGGCCATAGCCGCCACGAGGGCCAGAGGTAGCTTGACGTTTTCCATTACTTTTTCAGCCCCTTCACCGTGCGGATACCAAAGCTCGCCGCAATCGAAGCGTACATTGCCCACTGAAACCACTGCGGCGCAGCGTCCAGATTAGCAAAACCCTGCGCCATGTAAGGCTGTATGCCCGGTATGAAGCTGCCCAGCACGATGGCTATGAACGCAACGGTCCAAGCCTCATCTTTCCACGAACTGTTGCTGGCCTCGATAGCAGCCTGCTCCCAACTGATCTCGCCAGTGGCGATTTTCATCTTGGTCTCAGCTTCCGCTTTTTTAACCACAGCCTTGCTATCAAGATAACTTGTTGCAAGCCCTCCGAGTGATCCGATTATCTGACCGATCATTTCTTGGCCTCCATAGCATTAAATCCAAAGTATGCAGCGACAACGCCTGAAGCTGCCACAACATAAACCGCAGCAATATCCGCAATCAGGCCAGCGGCATCGCTTAGACCCGCCGCAGAGGCCCCCACGATGGCGAAAGGGTATAACAGCATACCAGAAGCGCAGGCAGTAGTTAGACGCCGCTGCGTGTCGCGCTTTGCGTCTGCGTCTTCCATGCGTCGGCGGCGGTCTTCCAGCATGATCTCATATTCATTTGGATCAATCTTGCCGTTGCCATTCAAGTCATATTCAGTCATTTAGCATCTCCTGCTATCCTAAAGCACTGCAAATATTCATTGTTCTTCGTCACCAGAACCGCCGCGCGAGCCAGCTCATCAAAGCACTCTTTCTCGCTGCTATATTGACCCACCTCAAAGTGAATGACGTTTGCAGAAAGTTGGAACCAAAGTAATAACCACATTATCTGACCTCATCCGCAAGCAAAGCTGCAACCCAAAACAAGCCGCCGCTGCCCACAGCAAAAACTGTGCAGGCGATTGCAACTGTGATGAAGTAGAAAATGCGGTCACGCTTTGCAGCTTGCTCCTCAAGCGCACGTTTCTGCCGCGCTCTGGCTGCGCCCATCTCACGTTGCACCGTCTCCCACATGCCCGGTGGACCGTACAGCCGGCAATGGCTGCGGAGAGTGTCCATCGCTTCCTTGTGCTTCATTTTGGCATTGGCAATTGCAAAGCCCTCTTCCTCAGTCGAGGTAAGCCTGCCAAGTGGGCCTTTGTGTCGGCCTTGCTCCGCGAGGTGAATGTCAGCCTCCAATTTGGCCAGCTTTCCAAACTGCGGCAGAACAGAGCCAACGTCCTTGCCAGCCTGAACGGCGGAGCTGATCCCGCCTGCGATAGTGCTAACCGCACTTGCGAGAGCGAGAACCTCAATCATATTACCGCTCCATTAGTCGGTCAATTTTCTCTTCAAGCCGATCAAACTTATTCATAATTTGAGAAAGAACCTCAGAGCTGTCAGACTTTGTGACGTATTCTTTAGCCATTTCTTCGCGGGTTCTATTCAGCAGAATACGAAGGCGATCCAGCTCCTCACGTTGTGTCTTTAACCACCAGCTAATGCCAGCGATTACGACTCCAAAAAGTATATTCAAGATCGCGTCCATTTCCATTTTAGTAACTGCCTTCCCAGACCCGAAGGGCGCTAAATTCGTTGCTTGCCAACTTACGTTTTAACACATCTTTGACCGCTTGTGTATCAGTCCATGATACGCCTGCCTCTTTAAGCCATACGGCCAGCAAACCCATGTCTACGTTGCCAACGTGCTTATAGTCCGAGCCAAAGCTGTTTTGCGTCACTTCACGCGCTTGTGCCGCGTCCTTGAGCATATGGGATGCGTCAAAGGTTTTCTTGATAATGATCTTATCATCGTCAACGGTAAACTTTTCAGAGACCTTAGTTGAGTGATTTGCTTTTAACATTGATCGACCTTTTAGTTGGCTTTTTGGCAACCTTCGCGCCATTGGTTTTTGCGGGTTTAGCTGGCGCAGCGGCCACTGGCTTTACGTCTTCCAGCACAGTTAAGATGGCTGGGCGAATTTTGGTGATTTTCTCAATTTCTTCGTCGGAGAGAATAACTGTTTCGCCCTTCTCAATCCGGCCTTTGCTGCACTTCATTTTCAGCGCATTTACAATAACTTTTTTCATTTAAGCCTCCAGATGGTGAAAGGGGGCGACACAGGCCGCCCCCAATTTACACAATTAAGAAGTTGTGTTGTCGAAGATGCCGCCGTTGGCAGCTTCGTTTTTGGCGCAAAGTGTAAGCTCTGTCACAACTTGGCGAGTAGTGTTGTCGCCAGTTTTTGCCAAAGCTACGTTCTTTGTGCCGCGCAGGGATGCGATTTCCCACATATCATCTTGCATGATGAAGATGTCACGGGAGCGGTTCTCACGGCTTGGCATAAATTCTACGCTTCCCCAAGGGGTTACATATACTGCCAAGGATTTGATAACACGCTCATCGCCAGCTTGAACTGCTGAACGCTGGTTGTTGTTACCTGTGAAGCCCAGAGCTACATTCATTTGGAAAGCAGACAAGTAAACTGTGTCTGGCTTGCCGCCTTCTTCCCAGATGGACTGCATAACGCCGTCGAAACGAGCCTGCGAGAACGCAACCAAAGTTGTGGTCTCATCTGTACGAGCGTCTGTACCGTCGCCAGTTGGGTCAGCACCTTCGTTAGCACCGAAGTCGGTGTTGGTGGTGATCCATGCAGGAGCGCCAGCAAGTTCACGGGCTGTGGTGGAGTTACCAGCAGCGCGAGCATTGTTGTCGAAAAGTGCTTTTTCGATGTCCAATTTTTGCTCTTTGGCGATTTTCAAAGTTTGGTATGCAACTTCTTTTGCACGACCAGCTTTGTCCAAACCTTCGTCTGTGTCTGGAACGACAACAGCGTTTTTAAAGATTTGTGTGTAGTTGCCGAGACGTGTTGTAGCAGAGCGAGCTTCGCCTGCTGTTGCGTCACCCTCAATGTGAGCGTTTGCAGCGGAAGCACGAAGGCTATCTGTCTGCCACTCTACCAAAGTGTTCTTGGCAGATTTTTTAGCAGACTTGCTGTAAAATGGAGTTTCCTCTGGGGAAATGTTATGAATAACATTGCTGAGGTCTTCACGGATGCCGACAGAATCATAGCTGTCGAATGTGTTTGCTGGCTGTGCCATTGGTGTGTCCTTTCAAAGACTTACTGATTTAAGATCAAGCTCAATGCGTCGTCAATTGAGCCAGTTTTCTGCAAGCGAGTTTTCGCCTTGTTACGAGTTGCAGCGTTGCCATCATTTCGCTTTTTCGCTCCAGCTTTCACCACTGGCCGGGCTTTCTCGCCTTTGGCCTGTACTGTTTTGCGCTTCGCAACCAGCTCGCGGTACTTGCGCGCATCATTCAATGCCCGCACATAACGTGAGTCTGTAACCGCCGACATTTCTTGCTCCGTAAAGCCGTACTGAACGCCAGTTTGGACTAAACTATTCTTGAGCTTGTCTCCCCTTTCGGGGTCGGCAAATTCAGGAATGTGCTTTTGCAGAATTTCGGCTTGCTCTTGAAGGTAGGCTTGACGTGCCTGTTCTTGAGCTTGCGTCCGTTGCTGCTGCACTTGGTTTAGTTGCTGCATATTTTGGGCGTACTGTGCGTGAGCCTCGTCATACTTGAGCTTTTCTTCCATGTACCCGATTGGGTCACTTTCAAATAGCTCGCGTGTTGGCGGGGTTGGAGCTTGCAGTCCACCGTTTTGCGCTTGCTGGTGCAGCTGCATGATTTGCTGTTGCTGCTGTTGCAATGCGGCTGCATGTTGCTGAATTTGCTTACGCGCCTCAGCAACTTCTTGAAACCGCTTATTAATTGCCGCTTGTCCCGCAGCAGATTGCTTTAACTGATCCAGTGTCCACTGTTCTTCCTTGCCGTCAACTTTAACGGAGAAAACAGTGGTGTCTTCAGTAGCCTCCACAGGGTCTTCGTCGTCAACCTCGGCATCATCAAGATCATACTCATCTTGATCCTCGCTGGATGCCTCAACGTCATCTTGCTCTTCACCGCTGGCTTCAACTTCCTCAACCTGATCGTCATCGGGTTCAGTAATTTCGTCAACGGCTGCGTCAAGATTATCTACTCCTGCGGATACTTCCTCGGAGGTTGCCAGCAGGCTTTCTGCGGCTTGTTCTAGGGTAGTCGATTCCATCGGTGCTACTTCCTCTGTTTGCGATCCAAAAGTGTCTCTGCCGCAAGCGCGGCGTCAAGGTTCACTTCGATCTGGTTAAGCGCACGGATTATCGCGTGCGCCTCCTCACGGGCGGCTACGTCAGCCGCCCCACTGCTTGCGAAAATCTGCATTTGATTTTCGCGCACACTCTGCATGAACTGCTTAAATGCAGTGTCGTTTTTCAAGCGACGTGCCTCATCGGCCTCTATGCGTATTTCTGCTGTCATTGCTGCGGCACTCCCTGAGCCATGCCGCCAATCATGCGCATTTTATCCTGCTCAGCCTGCACGCGGGCAACGTCAACCGCTGTGCCGTATTCGCCATAGATTTTGGCGGCATCAACCAGCAAGTCTTGCGCCATCTGATCCCGCTTGAGATCATCATTTGCGGCAGCCTTCTGCATTTCAAGTTGCAACTTAGCCATGTCTGTCTGCGCCTTTGTCTGAGCCTTCATTTGCTCAGCCTGCAAGAACGCAGCGTTTGGATCAGCGGCTTGACCCTGCTGAGCCTGTGCTTGTTGCTGCATCTGCAACATCTGCATTTCAATCTCTGGCGTGATCGGCGCAAAGTAACGGTCGGCGTTGCGTATGCCCGACACAGCCAGCTGATCTGCCAGCGTGTTGCGAATGTTGGTCAGGCTCACCAAACCATTCATCGGGCCGTATGTTTGGTAAACCATTGTTTGCATCTGGAGGGCTTGGCTGAGAGCCATCGCCTTCTCTTCCTCACGTCCAGTGCCGAGGCCCACGTTGATGCTCACGTCCATTGACTGATCCCAAACGCGCGGGTCAACAGGCACAAACGAGCCGTTCATCCGCATCATTTGCTCTTCGTCAACATTCTTGCTCATCAAGCGCAGCATGATGCCAAATAGATCGCGCATACCATCGGCAAGGTTGCGCACCATAACCTCAACCTGACCCGCTGCGGCCTGCACAGTGGCCTGCACAGCAGCCTTTGTGGTTGACTGCATTGCATCTGGGTCAAGGCCCATTGATGCTCTGGAAACGCCTGTCTTGCTCTCTACGAGGCCATCTAGGTATGTCAGAGCGCCAAGTGTCTGCCCGGCAGTAAATGGAACGGACAACTCTTGGACTGAGCCGGGCTGGCGCATACGCACGATTGCGCCAATCTCGTTATTGAGAACGTCGTCAATATTAACTGCGCCTTCAACGATGCCAAGGCGAGGGTTGTTTGTCATCGCCACGTTATCAAGGATAGAGCGCAGCACAGATGTGGCAGCGTCTTGGTCATCCATAACAATCTCGGCCAGTGAGCGGCCATAGAATGTGTGTGGCTCTGGGTCGATTTCAAACTTGGCAAACGGCAACTCATCGCATGGCTCAACGTCCAGCAACTCATAGGCAGTGCCACCGCATGTGAGCTTGTGCAGAATTGGCACGCCAGTTCCGTCAGCATCAATGCGCATGTACGCTTCCGTCACAGTGACATTGCGCATCGCCGGGTCTTGCTCATCATCGTCAGAGGTATCCATGTCATAGCCACGGCGCTCATACACCTCTGCCTCTGTCATTTCTGACCCGCTCTCCAAGCTATCCAGCTTGAGAACAACGTCAGGATCGTAGCCCATTGCGATCAAATCTCCAGCGCGCATGTCTGTGCGGTGCGCAACTATATACGCATCGTCAAAGCTGCGTGCGTCACGGTTAATGAAGAATTCTTCCGGCGGGACGCTCTCAATGCACAGCTCGCCCATTTCCTTCTGGCGGCTTAGCTTTACGCTATGGACGGGCAGCTCAATCTCCATACCCATCTGATCCATTGAGATTACCATCTCAACGCTATGCTCAAGCACAGTTACGTTGTCATCGTCCACCAGATATGTGTACTCATCGTCGGATAGGTCGGTGAATGTGAATATCTCGGCCTCTGGATATGTCATCCAGTATGCCTTCACGATACCTTGCTTCTTGACCAGCGCATCTTGGAAGGCGTCATTGATGACACGGTATCCGTTCAGCCGGGTGAACTCATGGTGCATAAACTCAGTGGCCTGCTCGGCCATTGCCACGTCCTCTGGGCCGCGCGGCACAAATTCAACGGGCTTGGCTGTGCTGAGGAATATGCGCATCAGGCTTGGCTTCACAGAACGTACAGTATCCCGTACTTTTGTGGCTACAACCTTGCTGCGCCCATTCTCATGGCCAAGGTCAACCTCGCCGTCGTAGTAACGCTGAGCCTTGATCCGGTCTTCGCTGATCTCACTCTCAATGAAGTCCACTGCACTTGAAATTGCGTCCTGAACAATGGCCTCAATTTCGCTGCGTGATTTTGGTTTAAGTTCCATTATTGTAGCTCCTGAGCCTGCAAGCCGCTTAATCTAGCAACTATGTCTTGCACTAATTCCTTGGTTACAACTTTTGAAGGCTCCGCAACGCCGCCAGAGCGAACCAAATCTTCAAGAGCCTTGCGAGAGGTTTTGATTTTAGCGTTGTAGCCCAACTTCGCAAAAGAGGCTGCCGTCATGCCCATGATTTCATAGGCGAAATTGCCGGGAATAGACAAAAGGGCAATGCTCATCCCAGAGGTTAAGCCGTTAGATGTAGGGGCCAACTTGCCAATCGTCGCTAATACTTTGCTGCCTATTGTGCCGTCAGCAACCTTTTTTAGCGCGGCCAATTCATCGGGCGACCAAAATGCAGCGGCCCTGTCGTTGTTCAGTATTTTGGTAGCAGCGGCTTGAAACGCCTCACCAGTCTTAGGTATTAAATTGCCTTTTTTTGCGTTTTGAGTTGCCTGCGCAAAATACTTGTCTAACATCCGGGCTTTTGCGTATTTAGAATTTGCTGCCTTTGCGGCCTGCATTAACGCAGCATCCCTACTGCCGTCAGCAAGAACGTCATCCATTTTCTTCAGCATTAACAAGACCTCTGGCGCGTCCGGCGCTGTCCTGTATATTTTCCCCAAAGCCTTTTGAAGCTCGTTAAACTTTGACAAATTCATTGCCCCAGACTTTTCAACCTCATCAACAAGGGCCAGAGCTTTTTCAACAGACGGTTTTGCTGATAGTATGATGTCGTCCATGTTTAGGACGCTTCTCATGTCCTGTACCAAGTATGCTGTCTGCGTACCTGTTAAGCCAGTTCCCTCTGACTTTAAAAGATCATACGCGGAGTTTTTTTCTGCCTTTAATGTTGGAAGCGTTGGGGAGGTCACGTTTTTCTTCTGAAAGGCTGATAGCGTCTTATTTGCCGCGTATGGTGAAATTAGAGCGCCAGCAATTCTTGCATAAGGCTCAAACTCCGTACCTTCAGTTGCCTGACCAGCAGCTTCGCTTCCAGCGCCAGCGGCAACAGAAGCCTGCATTAGCTTTTTACCGCCACCCAATATTCCTCCGGGTCCAACAAACTCACCTATAGTACCTGCAAACTGCGCTGGCGTGCTTTCGCCACGGTACGCCATAGCCTTATCACCGCCAAAGGTTGAAAGAGCTGCCTCAATCCCTCTGCCTGTGGTCGTATCCAATACAGGCATTTCATTTTGAATCTCAGCGCCAGCAAGCTGAGCCAATTCTTGGCCTCCGCGAATTACCGCTCGACCAAGCATTTCTGGGGTCTCAGCTAGACCCTTAACGCCCCTTGCCATACCAGCAAGACCAGCCCCAGCAATATCCTCAAACGCACCGCTTTCAACTTGCTGCAAGTTTGGGTAGCGAGTTACGCCTTGCTCATCAACGTATGGCTCTGTTGGGGCTGGGGTTGGTTTTGGCGCTTGCTCTGCCTGATTACCCCCAAGCATACTAATTAAAGCGTTGTACGCTCCCTCAGCATTATCGCCCGTAACGTCATACTTTTTGCCATCTGGAGCTGTTATTTCAAAGGTAGGCATAAGTCAGTCCTAATTTTTTGGCTGAATGGTGTAGCCGTTTATTACAGTCGGCTGTGGGGTAGCATTTACTCCAGCGCCCTGATCGCCCCCCGAGGAACCCGTGCCAATATCTATATATCCAGCAGCAGCCTTGGCTTCTTCTGGGTATGCGTTAAACTTTGCAATTGTTTGCAGGTATTGGTTCTCAAGTATTTGAAGTTGCTTGTTGAACTGTTCTTGGCTTTGATCTTGCGTCAAGTTGTTAAGCGTAGATTGCAGAAAATCAATCTCTTGGTTTGAGACTTGACCCAATGCCCCGCCAGTAGGGCTTGCGTCTCGCATAGCTTGCAATTTATCAAAGCCAATATTGGCCTTAATTGTGTTGACTAAAGCGCTAACGTCAGTGGCGGCCGTACCCGGAATTTTTGTTAACATGCTGCCAACAAAGCCAGATGTGGGAAGTTTGGATTCTTTTATTACTCTTTGGGCTTCGTCTATATTTGTTAGCACAACTCCGGCTGTTTTAATTCCGCCCTCTCTAGCAGCCTCTCTTGCAGAAGCCTCCTGCTCTACATCAGCCGCAGCCTGTGAACCCGGAATAGGCACAACTTTATATGTAATATTCCCCTGCTCATCGCGGCCCTGCACCATCATAGTGCCTTTATCAAGGGTGCCAAACTCAACTGGCGCGCCGGGCGCGTAAGTATCGCCACCAGTAAGCATGAATTTTTTGTACTCGTCTGACCCCGGCTTCAGACCCGCCGCCACTGCTCTACGCATTAAAGCGGTGTCTTTTGTTTTGCCCGCAGCAAGAGCTTGTTGACGACTAAACGCCAAATTAGCAGCCTTCTCACTCTGCAAAATACCAAACGCCTCTTTCGCGCCAATGGTGCGGTTCATCACTGCGTCTGCTAGGTCGTTCCGACCTTGCTGGCGCAGCATGTCAACAGTTTTGTTTTTTGACATAGTGGCCGCACGCTGAACGCCTTGCTGGCGGATACCCTCCCCGCCACGCAAGTCTTTCAGGATCAAAGGGTCAAGCGCCGCAGCAAAGTTTTGCAGCGGGCTAAGGCCAGTGTCCTCGTCCGTTTTCATGGCTTTATCAAATAAGCCGAGCAAGCCACCGCGCGGCTTGTTTGCTTGCTGATCTGGATTCATAACCATTTTAGACCCCTATCCTTTCGGAACCATGCTTGCGCCAAGTTGCAAGTAATTAAACAAGCCGGGCTGCATGGAATTTGTTGTAGTTTGCGGTGTTGGCGTAACGCCAAGCGCAGCCAGCGGTGCTTGAAGCGCTTGCTGTGGCGCGCCAGTGTAGCCAGCGTATTGCTGTTTGGCAGCGTCGATGAGCGCTTGCTGAATGCCCTGCTGAAGCAAACCAGCTTGCTGCTGTTGCTGCTGAATAGTTTGACCCGTTTGGAACGCCTGCTGGCCAAGACCACCGAGCTGGGATGCAGCACCAAGGCGAGCCTGACGATCTGCCATCGCAGCCTGTAACGCTTGGCTGTAGTTTTGCTGACGCTGCTGCGCTGCCATATCGCCCGCCATGCGGCCATACTCGCCAGCCATCACACCTTCGGCAACACCTTGGCGAGACCCGCCAAACGCCTTGGCCGCAGTTGCCTGCGCGCCGAGCGTGTTCATTGCCATCTGACGCTGACGCTCAATGTCTTGCTGAGTGCGGTCAATGACTGCGCTTGTGTACGGGTTAGCATACGCGCCAATATTCAGTGGCCCCTGCATGGCTCGCTGCGTTGAGCCAAGTGCGCCCTGCAATGCGCTTGCGGATGCTTGGTTTACATTAAAGCCCTGCTGTTGAGGAGCAACCGGTGCATACTGTGGGGCTGGCGTGGCTGGTTGCGCGCCTGCGACTGCGGGCGTGGCTGTGCTTGTGCCACCTTTCCCGGAAGTTGGCGTGGCTTGCCGCTGGCTGAAGGCTGCGTCGCCCACTGCACTAGCAGCCATATTTGGGAAAAATCCTGCGGGAGCGGGAGCATTCACGCTTTCCACTTGGCCTTGGACTTGGGGGCTGCCTTGCGCGTCCGGTCCATATGAAAAACTTTGGCCCTGCATGTTGGGCGGAAGGTTTGGCTCAAACGCGCCAACCGAAGGTTGACCCTGCATAGCGCTTGAGGCTGGCAGCGTTGGGAATACGCTGCCAGAGCCAGCTCCCATGAGAGTCCCGGAAACATTACCGCGCGGGTTATAACCCGGGTCGCCGGGGCGTATTATGGAGGAGCTTGGGCTTCCTGCTGAACCTGCCATTTTATAATTCCTTCTGTGCGTTGCGCTTCAGTAACGTAGCGCCAACAGCGTATGAGAAAGGTTCGCCCATCGCCATGACTAGCTTGCCAAACTTATTGCCGCTGTATTTTTCTGGTTTCATTTGGTGTGCCATTTCTTCCGCCCAAACGCGAACCATTGGCCACAAAGCTGCGCGCACGGCTTTCGCAGCCAGCGTGTCAGTCTTGATAAACTCAGCTATTGGAGACGCCCACAAGCGATAGCCGCTAACCATAACTGGGTCTTGACGGAAACGCTTGATGCCGTAGCGCGTATCCAGCGACCAAATGTCAGCGGGTAGATAGCCCATGCTCGCGTATGCCGTGCAGAGAACTGTTCCGCCGCTGTCGCCTGTGTCTGCACCGCCAGCAGCATCGCTTCTGGAGATTGGGCGAGGTGTACTTACAGGAGCAGACGCGGTGGCAGTTTTGGTGGCCTCTCTTAATGCGGCGGCCTTCATCATTTCCTCATGCGCAGTATTGCCGCTATCATTATCATTGTTTCTAACTGGAGCTGGGGCTGGAGCTGGAGCTGGAGCCGGAGCAGCAACATAAGAGCCTGTTGACGGTTGATATGTCATGCCCGGAGGTGCGCTTGCCTGCATTTCCGCAACAGTCGGAGTTTCAATTGGGTTATTTGCGCCACCAACATTGTACGATGGGCCGAGTAGAATGTTGCCTGCAAGCGTATTACTCGCAAGGCCAGTGCCGAACTCGGTAACATCGTTAAAAATCTGCGTGCCAGTGCCAGCAGTAGATGTGTCTGTTATGCCTTCGGCTGGGTTAGTTATGTATGCAGAAGCCTGCTCGCCACCACTGGGCTGGCCGGGTACGATTGTTCCACGACCGCCTGCGACTGAAGGCCCAAGGGTATAGCCAAGGTCAGTTGTCGTGCCATCGCTATTATAGATTATAGCTGGGCCGCCATCTGTCATCGGGCTTGAGTCAGTATATTGACGCTGCTCTGTGAAAGGGACGGGAGGGTTGCTTACATACCCAGGTGGCCTTGTATCTGTCGCGTCAACAACAGTGTACGGAACTTCGTTTCCTGCAAAGTCAGTTGACGTGTAATCGCCTGCTCCAGCCTGAGCAATTGCCAAATTGTTGGCTCGCTCTGCCGCAGCTTGATCCGCCATCGTGCCATAGCTGGTGTAATCAATCGGAGCAAAGTTACCCGCAGCAGCGCCGCCCGCGTATGGGTCAATAAAGAAGCTATCAATGTAAGCCTTCTGACCGGGACGCTGCTGACCAAGCGTGGCCAGTGATTGCTCGTAAATTGGGGCAGAGGAATAACCCTGCACGCCGCCTGCGTAAGTTGTCGCTGGCCCCATTCCGCCCATAATGTCTTGCTGGGTAGTTGGGGCCGCCATGCCAAACGCGCCAGCTGTGTTGGCAATGTTTTGAAAGCCAGCTTGCTGCATGGGCGTAAACGCTGCAACGTCTGGACCGTAATGCGGCGTATAGCCGATCTGCGAAATACGCTCAGCCTTGTTCAGGTTGCGCTGTGCAGCGGCCTCAATGTATTCTGGGATTGTAACCGTTGAGGTTGTTGATCCACCTTTTCCGCCAGACATTATGCGAACTCCTTGACGTATGAGGCGTGTTGAGCTTTCCAGCCATGCGCCTTTAATGGTTTCTTCCAGCCAGTGCGGCCAGACATTGTTAGGGCAGAGCAGCCTTGCGTCTTAGCCCATGCTATCACATCGCTGTGCATATCCAAAATCTGCTCCAATTCACCGCCGCCGAGAAAGACATTCAAAACTTTCTTTTTGGGATATACCACAATTTCAGTTACTATGCACCCCTTTGGCGTTGGCCACAACTGCAACACGCCACGATGCAATCCAGCGACAATATCTTCAAAGTCGTGCGTGCCACCGCTGTAGCTTAAAGCTGCCTCAATCCACTTTCGACATCTGCTAATCTCGTTATCCATGCAGCCTCGTTATTGCAATAGTGGACGCTGGTGCTGCGGGTGCAAACGCAGTTGCCGCAGTTGCATCAAGAAACCCGCTGGTGCTGTCAACGGCCCACATAGCTTCCAAGTAATCTCCAGCGGAAAGGTCAAGTATTGCAGATCGGCTAACCACAAGAGTTGCGCCATTTTGATGCAAAGCGTTTTTCATAGTTGAACCAGCAAGGTCAACTCCGTTGACGCGAGGCCAAAACCAGAAGTTTACAGTTGAACTGGATGTGGACGCAATCTGCGCCGAGAAGCTAACCATGTACTCGCCAGCTTCCTCAAACACCAAGCGCGAGGCTGGTGTGCCGCTAGTAATGCCATCAGATGATGATAAAGTGTACGTTAAAGCGTACGCTGTGTTTATCGCAACAGCTGTTTGGTCAGTTGTAATTGAGCCGCTGGCATTGCCGTCCTCTAACACAACCTGAACCCACTCGCCATTTTTACTTACGACCGGATACAGGTTTTCTCTGTCCCACATCAACGTGCCATCATCGGCTGCGCTTTCGTCGCCAGTCTGCTGAACCAGCGCAGAACGGGTTTGCGAGAGGTACGACATCATGCGCCGACCCCACGTCTGCCAGTCCTTATCTCGCGGCTCTGGTGGACGGTTTTGTTGCGTCATCGACGGCCACCGCCAACAGCTTCAAGCCGATTAATGCCAACGCGCCAATCAGACAAGCGCTGACCCTCAACGCGCATCCGTACCTGACGCCCGGTAAACCGCACAGATGTCGGGTTGCTCATGGAGTAAGGCCCGTATGACCGCTCAGTGCCATTCGGGTAAAAGCGCGTCTTAAAGACGGCATTTACGTCACCTTGCGACTTTTCATCCGGCAGAAGCTCAGTCACGCTCATAACTTGATCCCCAGCGCCGATGCGGAACGGACCCGTCTCGGCGTAAGGTGTCAACGCACCGTAATCAAAGCCAATCTCATGCTCGTAAATCTTGTAATCTTCTGGGTCAGCCATCATTGGCTGGCGGAATGCGCTGCGGTCAACGCCAGCTGTGCGAGCCAGCTCGCCAATGTACCATGTGTTTTCTGTGTAGTTAAACGTCACATAGCGATTGTTTTCCGTTGATGCCGCGCTTGGGTAAAACCAAGTAATCTCGCCAAACATGGAATTAGACATGCCAAACGATTTGCTGATCTGGCCACGGTTGATGTCGTTGAAGACATAATCTGACACGTCGCAGGGTAACTCCTGAACCTGACCGCCCGTGTAAACGTAAAACGAATTAACGCCCATCCAGAATGCACCAGCATCCACAACAACGGCAGCCTGCTTTGCTGCAAGCCCGCAGGACGTGCCAACGCGCTCAATGCCGTAAACGTATGGCGGGCCAATGTAGTTGGCAACGTGGGCATCGCGGGTTGTCAAAAGCAAGGTTTGCCCGGCAACAGTCATGCCCTTCATCAATGCGCCAGACGTGTTTAGCTCAAGATCACCAGCCTCGTTTGTAGCGGCTGGCGTCCATGAATTGTTATCCTCACGGTCAGACCACTGCACTTTGCGAGGGTTGCCGCCCGCGCCAAGCGCAAACAAAAAGCGTTCCTCAGTTACAACGCAACCAAGATTGCTTGTCGGCGCGTTAGACAAAACCGCAGCGGGCGTACCTGTGCCGAGCTGCCATTCGTAAATCTTGCCGTCGTCCTCGTTGCACGCCAGTAAGTATTCGCCCCACGTTTCCAAATCCCAGCTGGTCGCTGGCTGAATGCGAACTGTATCAGGCCGGGCAATGCCGTATGCGTATGCGCCAAACTCCGCTCCGCCGTAGCCTGTGAAAGATATTGCGTCCTCACGCCCAGCAGTTAAGCCAACCGGGGGTAATGTCATATTGAGCGCCAGTGGCGGCCCAAGCATAAAGTTTGTTGTATGTGCCAGCGGCAATCCAGCGGTCGCTGCTATTTGTGATCCAAGTGGTCATGCCGCGTATGCTTGCATTTGCAGCGTTGTTGTTGCGTGTGCGCCACCCGCCTACCGGACGCATAACGCCGTCATGCCAGCGAATAAGGCTTGCATCACGCCAGCGGCCCATGCTCTGCAAGTCAGTCCCGTTGCGGTAAACGCCAGCGGGAATGTTTAGATCAATTAAAGCCATTGTCGCCTCTCGGAAAACGCATTGCGGCCAATATAGCACATTGTACCAAATATGCAAAAGGCCAGCATATAGCTGGCCAGTTGCGTTATGTTGTGCGAGCTATTCAGCTTCGTCTTCCGCTGGTGCTTCCAAAGAGTCAGCCAGCATCTTAACAAACGCCTCACGACCCACTGAAAGCTGATCCAAGTTAAACTGAGCATTGCCCAGCTTTCGATCTAGGTCTTGCACATGGTTCAGCATAGCCTTCTGTGCGTCAGTGAAGTCTTCGATGTTGTATTCGATGTCGTTGACTGTGATGAGGTTCTTTTCGTTTTTACTCATAACGGTCTCCTTTCAGGTTAAGTTTAAGAGTTAGCTGCGATTGCAGCATTGGCAGCGGTCATGTCTTCTGTAGTCCAGAAGTCTTTCGCCACCATGAGTGTCAGATGCTCTACGTTGCGAGACACAGTGTCTGTCCAGTCAGCATCTTCCATGCCTTCTGGTTTGCCAGCGTTTAATAACTCTACGCTATGTCCCATTGCGACATAGTGCTGCTGTATTTCTTCTACTGTCGGTGTGTCTGTCATGTTCTTTCTCCTTTATAGACAAAACTACCATAATGCTGCTGCCTAGCTTGTTCTGCTATAACAGCGGCGGCTTCAAGATCGTCATAGTATCCAAAGCATTTTCTGCTTCCATTGACGCTTAAACGTACACGATATTTCTCATGCTCTGGAACCCAAATCACATTCGCAGCTCCAGTTTTATTGCGTGAAATAACTGGTCTGTTCTGTGCGTTCTGGGTTGCATTTGCTTCACGAAGATTTTCTATACGATTATCAAACGTGTTGCTGTTTATGTGATCTACCATTTCAGGAAAATACCCATGGTGCATGAGAAATACTATTCTGTGTGTTAGGTATTTTTTACCCCCATACCTAACAGAAGCGTATCTTTTGTCTTTTGTTCCAGCCATAGTTCCAGCTTTGATATGCCGAAAATCTACCTTCCAAAAAAGCTGCCCATCCTTGTAGTCAAATATCTGATGAGCAAGATCGTGCGTCATATCCATCAGTTAGCCTCCAGTGCAGTGATCCGTGCCTCTAGTTCTTTGATTGTAGCGACCAAGAGTGGCACTAACTTGCTTTGGTCAATGCCTTGGTATTCAGGGTTTCCGTCTGCATCTACTGCATCTTTTTCACCTGAGATTGCTTCTGGTACGATAGCTTGCACTTCGTGTGCTAAGAAACCATCAACAGTTGTGTCTGCGTCTGCAATGAAGTTGAAGCGTGATGGATTGAGTTGCTTGAGGCGATCTGTTGCGCCTGTCAGCTCAACTACGTTTTCTTTAAGGCGGTAGTCTGAGGATGTAATATAGGACGTAGCAGAGCCACTTGTTTCAATTCTTCCAACATAACCACTCGAGTTATAGAAATAAACCAAAGGCTTAGCAGAACCTGATGATGTTCCTAGAATAAGAGTGTCCCGATTTGCGTCTTGAGGAGCAAAACGTGCGCCATATAATGTCGACGGGTTAATAGTAGCTTGGTACATTCTGACTACACCACTACTAGTGACGCTAATCCTAGGCTCACCATCCCCATCCGACAGCACGATGTTGTTGCTTGAGGTGCGGATGTCCAAGCCGCCTTGGTTGCCGTTGTAGCCACCGAGGATGGTGTTCTTGGAGCCTGTGGTCATAGAGTAGCCAGCAGCTCCGACCCCAGCAACGTGTGGGCCGATAAAGGTGTTTTGACTTCCACTCGTTAAACCAAGACCCGCAAGATAACCAATCGCTGTATTGTTTGTACCAGTAGCGCAATTCAAAAGCGCACTATTGCCAACCGCAACATTACCAGCACCAGTAGTATTACTATACCCAGCCTGATACCCAACCGCAGTGTTGTTGGAGGCGGTGGTGTTGGATACTAAGGTATCACGTCCGATTGCTACGTTATAACTTCCCGTTGTGTTTGAAGCTAATGCACCAGAACCAACAGCCACACCCTCTGCGCCAGTTGTATTTGTCTGGTAAGCGTTTCTACCAAAAGCTGTGTTGTGATTAGCCGTGGTATTGTTTGCCAGTGCTAACCGACCAACGGCTGTATTTTCCGCCCCAGTCGTATTATCATAAAGCGACTGATACCCAACAGCCGTGTTGTTGCTGGCGGTGGTGTTGGAGAGGAGTGCGTAATTGCCAATTGCAGTATTATAAGACCCACTAGTGGTGTTAGCCAAAGATGTCGAACCTACCGACACGTTGTCCCGACCTGTTGTCGTAGCATACTGGCTTTCTTTGCCTATCGCCGTGTTTTCAATACCAGTCGTGTTTCCGTAACCAGAACGATAACCAACAAAAACACCACCCGCTGCCGTATTACTATACCCCGCCTGATACCCAACAGCAGTGTTGTTGCTTGCGGTGGTGTTGTTGAAGAGTGCAGCCTGACCGTGAGCCGTATTGTATGAACCCGTAGTATTCAGTCGTAATGCCGCAGAGCCTGTTGCGGTATTTGATGCACCAGTTGTATTTGGATAGAGCGCATATGCACCTATCGCAGTATTATCCATTGCTGTTGTATTTGCATACAATGCACCTGTGCCAAAAGCAGAGTTAGCCAGCCCAGTAGTATTACTGTACGCCGCCTGATACCCAACGGCTGTGTTGTAGGATGCGGTGGTGTTTGCTTGGAGTGCTTCATGTCCAACTGCTGTGTTATAGTTGCCTGTCGTTGAATTATATAAAGAACTATCCCCAACCGCAGTATTGTTTGTTCCTGTTGTATTTGAACGCAATGCGACGTAACCCAAAGCGGAGTTACGACCTGTGGTGTTTGAGTAGTATGCTTGATAACCAACAGAAGTGCTGTAGCTGCCTGTTGTTGTAGAGTACCCAGCCTGATACCCCACAGCGGTGTTGTTACTGGCGGTGGTGTTGGAATAGAGGCTTTCATGACCCAAAGCCGTATTAAAACCACCTGTAGTGTTTGATGCTAGGGCAGAAGTGCCAAGCGCAACATATGCTGTCCCAGTTGTGTTGGAGTTTGAAGAATAAGAGCCAACAGAAACACCAATACCTGTAGTATTGTTTTGACCTGCAATGTAACCAACAAAAGTTGTGTTAGCGGCTGTATTACTATACCCAGATTGATAGCCAATCGCAGTGTTGTTGCTTGCGGTGGTGTTGGAGTAGAGAGCTTGACGACCTAAAGCTGTATTGGTTCCCCCTGTTGTGTTATAGTATAAAGCACTATCACCGACAGCAACATTCAAGGAACCCGTAGTGTTTAACCCTAGTGCATATGCCCCATTTGCCGTATTGTTATAGCCAGTTGTATTAGCCGTTAAGGAATTTGAGCCTATAGCAGTATTGTAACTACCAGACAAACTACCATCATCCAGCGCAGCATCACCCAACGCCACGTTGCCTGACCCAACAGGATAATTCCCGTCCAGCTTGATTGTGCCGCCATCGACTGACACGTTGCCAGCTACAGTCAGCCCATCGCTGGTCAAAGTACCCGTGATGTCTACGCCTGTGCTGGTGGTGGCGAGTTTTTCAACTCCGCTGTAATACAACTGCGCCTCACCACCATCTTGACCAAGAAACATTTTTTGACCGCTGGTATTAGTAATGCGCACGTTTGCTGTACCCTGCAAGTACAAGTCACCAGAGCCGCTATCTTTTACATAGCTATTAGACCCATCGTGATAAATCTGGAGGTCATTTGATGCCCCAGCCATGATTTTACCAGTATCCGTACCAGTAACTATATTTCCACCAGAACTAATAGTCCCTGTCGTGTCAACAGTTCCAGTTACTGAAACACCACCCGCTGTGGTGGCGAGTTTTTCAGAGCCGCCATAATGCAAACCTACTGCGCCAGTAGTATCATATCCACGAATAATGTTTTTTGTTCCCGCAGCATCCATAAGCTGAAAGTCATTTGCCTTAATCCGTAAATTGCCAGAACCAACATCGGCAATAATACTTGTAGAACCATCATAATAAACTTCTAGCTGAGACCCAGCGCCGAAAATGGCTTTGTCGTTGTCGCCGAAGGTTACGTTGCCCGAAACATCAAGCGAAGTCAGCGTGCCAACAGATGTCACGTTTGGCTGCGCAGCCGTAGACAAAGTGCCACCAAGGCTTGTGTTTGCAGTCAGCGTTGTAAACGTGCCAGCAGCAGGCGTTGCACCGCCAATCATTGCGCCGTCAATTGTGCCGGAATTAATATCAATGCCAGTAATGGGCGTTGTGCCATCCAGCAGGTTATCAATGTCATCGAGATTGTCGTTTAACTTCAATCCCCAAGAATCTTCTGAGGCTCCGACTTCAGGTTTTGTTAGACCATATGTCGTTGTTGTTGTATCGGCCATTTATGCCTCCTGTTTTAAACCGTGATTTGGGTGATACCCAAGTTTAATTTTTGCTTTTGCATAAGCAATAGCCGCCGCTGCTGCGCATTCAAAATAGCCCAAGTTCTTGTAAGACTTGCCGTCCTTTATGCGGGCGGTATATTTTTCTCTGTCTTTAGCAAAGCTAACACCGCGATACCCAGTCTTGTTGTTTGAGGGTATCCCCATATTTTTATGGTTTTGGCAGTTTGTAACTTCGCGCAAATTTTCAATGCGGTTGTCCAGCTTGTTGTGATTAATGTGGTCTATTTGATGTGATGGTAAATAACCATGCTCGTAAAGCCACGCTAAATGATGCGCTCTGTAGCGGCGGCCATCAACGCCAATTAACCAGTAACCCTTCCAAGTTACAGAACCCGCCACGGAGCCAGCTTTCGCTTTAGGTCTGCCAAAACGCCAAGTAAACACGCCAGTATCAGCATGGTAAACCAGTAATTCTTTTAACCTGCTTTGCGTAAGCATTTGCTCTCCTATGCGGCGTCTGCCCATGTTTCACCTGTAGCCGGGGCTGGTGTCCATTCTGAATTGTCAGGGGAAACCGCAGACCAGCTTTCGGTTGCGTTAGATGCACCTTGCCATATTTCAGACGCAGGATCAACCTCCGTCCACACTTCAGCCGTGCCGGGCAGAGGCTCCCACTTTTCAATAGCATTACAAGTAATACTACTGGCAGCATTAATCAAAGCACCGCTAAACTGCACGCGGTTGACCGTTACAACATTTGTAGTAACGGCAGATATAATCGGGGCAATGCTAACAACCGTAACAGCGTTTGCGCTTATTGACGCGCTAGACGCTGCCGCTGCGCTTTGCTCACGCACTCTCTCGCAGGCCGCCGTGTTGCTCGCGGCAATGCTCGATGCTGCACTTTGCTCACGCACGCGCTCAACCGATGCAACACCCGCAGCACTTGCAGATACCTCTGAGGCGCTCTCACGGACGCGCTGGGCTGCGGAAGTGCTGCTCGCTGACACTGAGGCAGACGCGCTAACTTCACGAACTCTCGTGGCGTCTGACGTGTTGCTGGAGCTGGATGCAATGATAGACCCAGAAAGCCTGACGCGAACATTCGCTGCCGCAGTCGAGGTGACGCCAATAACAATGGCTTCACCGTCTCTTAAAACACCATCAACGCCGTAAGCCCTGACACCGAATGCACCAGTGCCAAAGCCAGTCCTGTATGTGGTGTCAGCCATTGGCTTAGTCCATAGTCACGTCAAGGTCAGATGCAGGAATGCGCATCACGTCGCCCGTGTCAATTGCCTTGCTGGTTGTCAGCGCAGCATACGCAATCAAATTACCGCCAGATGAAGCATCAAACACGCCGATGTGCGTGACCGTGCCATATGGGGCAGTTGCAGTCGGAAACTCAATCGCAGCTGAGTTTGACGCAGTGTTGCCAGACACAGTAAACGCAACAGACTGCCGAGCATATGCGCCGCCGGATACTTCCGTGCCTGACGCATCCTCATCTGGATTGCTGGTAAACAACGCAACATACCAAGCAGTTGGCCGCGTGACTGACGTAGCCGTAAACAAATAGTTTAGTGTGTGCGTCTCGAAGGTATTGGATAAGCTCATGTTAGTACGCCCTTATTTTCATGCGGCGACCTGATCCGCCAAATTTTGATTTTTCGCTCTCAGCATTTATACCATCAATTGCGCTTTGATACAAAGCCGCCCAGACTTGCAAACGCGCGTCATCCTTCAAGTATGGCGCGGAATGTATTAGCGAGCCATACAAGTATGCGTCAGGATAATACTGCAACAACCAGTTTGATGTATTGCTGTCAGACAGCGCAGGCAGGTTTGCCATGTAATACAGCTCTGCCGTGTACGTTCCATCCGGCACAGGGTAAACTTCAATCTCGCCAGCAGTAATCGCATAGTACGCAGGCTGGCCGCTGGTGTTAAGATTGTGGTATTTCCGGTCAAGCATTTCAGCTTGCGAAATTAACTCAAGCGGGCGAGTGTCTCCGCTCGTAATGTAAAACCGCACAGCCTCCAAAAAGTCTGCCGGAATAGCGCTGTACTGCGTGTCAATCTCAGCAGTGCTGCGCTTCTCCTGACGCCAGTGTCGTATGTCGCGGCCCAAGTTGGCCTCGGCCATCGAGATAAAAGTCGGCGCAACAGCAGCCAAGTCATCACGGTTAAGAAAATCCGTGATGGCTGATTGCAGCTCTGCGTAAGTTGTGATTGCCATTATTAATAACCTATCTGTTTGAGATAATTATTAAATACGAATGATGCTTGGCTTGGGTCTTGCAGCACAGACTCGTTGCCCATTCTTTTCATAATGTCAACAAACTGCGGAAACGCTGGATGCTGCATCATAGACGTTTGCATTTCGCTTAAACGAGGAGTGTCGTCTCCGCCTGCATATGGCTGGGTAAGCGGAATGTCGGGCCGATTATTGTAAGCGTTCACCATAGCTTCAATTGGCCCAACAGTATAAACATTTTTACGCAAAGTGTTTAGTGTTGAGTCGCTAGGCTTTGCTGCTGGAGCTGGGGTCGGCATCTGCATAGATGAAGGCGGCGTATAACTTGGCATACCCGGACCAGCGGAAGTCGGCATTTGCATAGACGAAGGTGGCGTGTAATACGACGTGTCTGGAGTGTCCTGTATTGCGGGACCAGACCCGCCAAATGGCTCAAGTGGGTTTGCTCGCTGCATACGCTCCATGTCAGAAAGCTGGCTACCCAAACCCGGAGCCATCTGTGCAGCGCGATTACGGTTTGCCATTTCCATATCAGAAAGCTGGCTACCCAAACCCGGAGCCATCTGACCTGCACGCTGAACAGGAGCGCCATTTGTGTTAAGCATGTCAACGGCAGTAGTTACTTTCTGCGCATCGCTGAGCAAACCCTCAGACTTATTCAAGCCACCGCCGTCAAACAAATCAACGTACCACGGAACATACTCGCGTGTCTCTGGATCAAAGTAACCCGGCAAACTATCGCTGGACGTGCGGTTCATCATTTCATCGCCGCGCTTGCCTTCCGGGGCAGCACCGCGCGTGCCTAAAAGTGAACGCATACCGCCAAGGCCTAGCTCGTCTTTTCTACTAGCCTTTGACAAATCAGAAAGAAAATCTAAAACACCCATAGCAAATATCTACTTCCCGTATTTTTTGGCAAGGCATTTGCCTGCACGTTTACACGCTGCGGGGGTGGGGCAACCTTTACATGGTTTCATATCATTATCCTCTAGCTTTTTTGCACATTAGCACAGTTTAATTAATAATACCACGCAGGCTGCATATCACACATCTTCAATATCCGCTAGAACCTTCTCCATACGCGCATTTAGCTTCCAATGGCCAGCGCGCCACCTTGCTGCGTGCTGAGCATCCTCCAAACTTAAACCTCGACCAATGTACGACTTGATCCATTGGTTCATGCGGATATTTTTCATTTTAGGTGACAACTTGTGGAACGGAACTGGCTTCATGCAATACCCTTCAAATTGCGCTTAATAGATTGCTTCCAACTTGACATCGCGCCAGATAACGCAGTCGCAGCGTCGCTGGCCATTGTTAGACAGAGCGCATCCGCAAGGTCAGGCGACCTCAGCCCGCGCTTGCGCATCTCATCCTTACTTTCAGCCTTCATCTTGCCTGACGATGTGAACGAGTAACGTATTGCAGTTAACTCCGCGAGAAGCTGGTCGTCCTTTGGCAGCTTGCACGACCGATCCTCAAGCCAACCCTTTGTCTTAAACCAAAGCTCGCTGCGCAAATTCATGTGCGTCTTGCCCATAGCAGGAGCCTCGCCCACGTTAATGCCCCTGACTGGCGCGCCAAGCTCGCGCAGCCTATCAACCACACCGCCGCCAACGCCAATACTGTCAACCAATATCTCGCTGGGCCGCATAGAAGGCGATAAGCCTTCGTATTCGGCCATAACGCGCCCGACAGTCTGCATCAAATCCAAGCCCTGCCAAGACGTAATCTCAGTCACAACATTACCATATCGCTTGCACAAAGCAGTCTTGTCCGAGCCAAAGCGCGCAACGTCCAAGCCCCAAATAGGCTTAACGTCAGGCGTCACCTCAACGTCACGATGGATCGCGCTCTCAACCAAGTGAAACGGAATGATCGTGTCATCATCCGCCATAGGGAACTCGCCAAGCACACGAATGCGAAAGGCATTGCTCTCCTCGCCATACCTTGCGCGCATCTCGTCAACAAACTCGTCAGACACAAGTGGGCTATCTATGCACGACCAACGCCGTGTCCACCAGCTGTCTGCCATCCGCGTCTGGCTTTCGTAAAACGTGCCAGACGAGCGCGTCGGGTTGCTCAGCAAGATCGTAGTCGCGGCATGGCCAGACATCGAGCCAGCAGCAGCCTCAAACACCTTCTCAGGCACACCAGAAGCCTCGTCCACAACCAACAGCACATTCTCCGAGTGAACCCCAGCCAACGCTTCAGGCGTCTCCGCACGGCTCGTCCTAGCCGAAATAAAAGCCTCGCTAGGAGCCGCGTTCAACTCAACCCGGTCAGACTTAACCGTAAGCAAAACCTTCAACTGAGGTGGCAGCTCATTAATCCAACGCTTCAACTCCGCAAACAAAGCATCAAACAACTGGCCACTGGTCGGCGCTGTCACAACAACCTTATTCGGAAAACGCAGCAAAACAAACCACAGCATAATCCAACTAGCCGACGTGGACTTACCCGTGCCGTGGCCACTGCGAATGCTAACCTTCCGCTCACCGTCTGCAACAGCCCGCAGAAACTCAGCCTGATAATCGTGCGGAGTAGCGCCCAAAACCTCCTGCACAAACAACGCAGGGTCGTCGCGGTAACGCAGCACAAACTCTTCAAGCGGATTATCATTGCTCATCGGTGACATCCTCGTAATCCGCGTCAATAGCCATCGCCTCACGCTGGCGGTCCTCAGCATCAATCTGCGCCAAGTCAGCATTAACCTTGCGCAGCGCGTCCAAGTGCATGTCGCTCACGCTAATCGTAACATTGGTCTGAGGCCGATTGCCGTAACGCTCCTGATTATACGAGCCAGCCATAAACTTGCGCCACTGCACCTTCTCGCGCGTGGCAGCAATCTCCTGCGTTGAGCTGCCGCCGTCTAGCGCGTCAACCATCTCCAAGCCTTGCTCAACCAGCGCGTCAGCCGCCTCCTGCCGAGCCTTGTTTATCACGGCAGTATATTCCGGCACCTTATGCAGTGCCGTGCTGACGTAACCCCTGCTGCACTCGTAATGGGTCGCAAGTTGCGCCATTGTGCCACCAGAAGAAAAATATTCAAACAGATACTCTGCGCCGCCTTGCTTGGTGACATCGGACAGTATTCGCTTTTGTAACGCCTTGCCTGCCATTTGATTAACTCCAGTTTTTTATAATTTTACGCTGGGTGGCATGTGATTGGCAAGGGGGTACGGGGGGTGGCACCCGTGTGTGTGGATTGTATAATAATAACACTACCCGGCAAATGCTTGACCGGGGGGGGGCATTGTATACCGCTGCATCTCATTGTTCGCCATTTAGCAAATGCAGAACAATTGCATACCGAGTAAAACAATCGGGATTGCATTGTTCGCCATTGTTCTGCTCGGTACTACATTTGCCAAATGTAGAACAATTGCATACCGAGTAAAACAATCGGGATTGCAATGTTTTGCTCGGTACTGAGTTTGGCAAATGTAGAACAATGGCGAACAATCGCCAGCTGATTGTTTTGCTCGGTACTGCATTTGTCAAATGTAAGACAATGCAAAACATTGTGCCGCGCATTGTATTGCGCCACATTCTTGACACATTCTTGACACTATTAAGCCACATCTGCTACGCGGGCGCGCCTCTGCGCTGCGGTGTTAAGGTGTGTGTTGTGG